GCTTATCATCTTGTGGCTGGTAAAGAGTTGGCTGGACTAAAGTTCAAGCCACCCGGTCCCAAGTGGGCTAGTGCCAATGGGTTCAGCACGAGCAAGCAGAACCTTGAGACACTGGAGAAGGCAGCCCGTGTCAAAGGAATGACAGACGCTGTTGACTTCTTGTCAAAGGTTCGACGCTTGTCTGCTGTGGATACATACCTGTCTTCCTTTGTTGATGGCATCCGTATGCACACCAAACAAGATGGTAAGCTACACGTCCGTTTGACGCAGCACATGACATCTACAGGCAGGTTCAGTGGCCGTGACCCGAACATGCAGAATATGCCACGTGGTGGCACCTTCCCTGTTAAGAAGGTGTTTGTATCACGTTTCGACGGCGGCAAGATTATGGAAGCAGACTTTGCACAGCTTGAGTTTCGCGCCGCCGCTTATCTCTCACAAGATGGAGTTGCAATTGAAGAAGTATCTACTGGGTTTGATGTACACTCATATACCGCTAAAGTTATTACCAATGCTGGTCAACCTACGGATAGGCAGACTGCAAAGGCTCACACGTTTGCACCGCTTTATGGCGCAACAGGCTTTGGGAGAACGACAGCGGAAGCAGAGTATTACACACACTTCACGGAGAAATACAAAGGAATTGGGCTATGGCACTCCAGACTGGCTAAAGAAGCTATAGCCACTGGCAAGATTACTACGCCATCTGGGCGTGAGTTTGCCTTTCCTGATGTGGTGCGTAAGCCCAATGGCCGTGTTTCCCACTTTACACAAATAAAGAACTATCCCGTGCAATCATTTGCTACGGCAGACATTGTGCCTGTGGCATTATTGCACATTGATAAAATGCTTGACGGTATGCAGTCTTGTGTGGTAAACACTGTACATGACTCAATCGTCATTGATGTACACCCTGATGAAGAAAGGAGAGTTATCAATGTGATAGAAGAGACTAATAGGGTGTTGCCTGACTTGATTACTATACGTTGGGGGTTAGTATTCAATGTTCCATTAGAACTAGAGGCAAAAATTGGCCCCAACTGGCTTGACACTAAAGATGTGTCGTGATATAACTATGACTTTCTAACTAGAAAGAAGGAGTACAAATACATGGAACTGACAACTATAGACACAAATAACTATGCCGCTATGGCGAAAGCTATGGGCATCGCAAACGAGGCCGCTAGTGAGCGTAAACAAGCCAGCACTCTTGCTCGTCTACGTATCAATCATTCACCTGTAATGGGTGAGGCAGAGGTAAATGGCAAGACCGTGAACATGGAAGTAATCAGCGGTGGTACTTATAGGCTGGAGGTGCCTGACGGCCCGACTTATTACGCAGATTCGGTGAAGATTCGTCCATACCTGCAACGCTTCATGTATAAGCGTTTTGTTCGTGGCATGGGTGACAGCCCTAACCGCTATGTTAAGACTGTTATGGCGGATAATCTGAACATTGACCTCAAGGATAATGATGGTGGGTTCAACTGCGGTAAACCTGCTGGTTATATCCAAGACTTTAAGTCCCTGCCAGAGAAGACGCAGGAACTAATCAAGCAGATTAAGCGTGTTCGCGTCGTTCTTGGCACAGTTGAACTGGTTAATGCCACAGATGCATCAGGTAATTCTGTGGAAGTAGATGAGACTGCTTTTATCTGGGAAGTAGATAATCGTGACGCCTTCAAAAACGTCGGCGGTGCGTTTACCCAGCTTGCCAAGATGAAGCGTCTACCTGTGCAGCATATGATTACAGCAAACACAGAGGAACGTAAGATTCCTACTGGTGCTGTGTTTTATCTTCCAGTTGTGTCTTTGGATGTTACTAAGACCCTTGAACTGACGGATAAAGAACAAGGTATGTTCGCAGATTTCATGCAGTGGGTACAGAACTACAATGAGTACATCATCAACGCATATGCTGAGAAAGCAACTCAGTATGATGATGAAGATGATGAGACTATTGTAGACGGTATCGTTGATATCGAAGTAGAGGAGGTAGCCTGATGTCAGGCAGACCGATGCAGAATGATGTGTTCCGTACTCACGGGATACATCATCTGTCTCCTAGCAGCATAAATACCTATATAAGTGACCCACCTATGTGGGTTGCTAGATACCTGTTTAAGGTAAAGTCGCCCAGTGGCGCAGCCGCAATAAGAGGCATAGCCTCTGAGTTTGCTCTTGCCAATAAGTATGAGAATGGTGAGTTTAACTACAGCACACTAGAGGCTAAGTTCTTGACACTGTGTACGGAGTCTGGTATTAGTTTAAATACCAAACCCGCAGAAAAAGAAAAGAAGCTATTGAAAAACTTCGGCGAGGTCATAGATAACAACTTTGACTATGAAAATTTGGAGGACTATCAAGAAAAGGTTGAAGTTAAATTTGAGGACTTACCCGTTCCCATATTAGGATACATAGACTTTAGGTTTAAGGACAGAATAGTGGACCTAAAAACTACTACTAGAATGCCCTCAGAGCCTACAGAGGCACAAAAAAGACAGATGGCACTGTACTCTATGGCCTATCCTGATAGTAAGGTAGACTTATTCTTTGCCTCACCTAAAGACTACAAGAAGTTTACGCTTGATAATCTGACGGCGTATAAAAAACAATTAGAAAGGGTTGCATATACAATACAACGATTCTTATCTATAAGTGATGATAAACATGAATTAGCTTCTTTAGTATACCCAAATCTCGATTCATGGACTTGGGGATACAAGATGAAAGAAGAAGCTAAGAAGATATGGAAATAGAAAGGAGAACTAAATGGATGAAACGATTGAAATAGACGCTCTAATGGAGGAAATAAAACTTACTGAGCAGAAACTTAACGACTTACGTAAAGAGTATCGTGAACGTAAGACTGCTGGACTACGGGCCGCAATAGAGGCACGTAATGAGGCAGATGCTCTTATCCGTGAAGAGATGAAAGCATTAGGTACAGCTTATCAAACAAGCAGAACGTCCTTTGGCATTCCGCTATGGCGAAGCAATTAAACTGTGCCTAGTCACGCAGCATTCCGCGCAGCACGAAAGTATGGGTATAGGAGCGGACTAGAACACAAGGTATCTATTTATCTTGACGAACTCAAAGTAAAGTATGACTATGAGAAGCTAAAGATAGAATGGGAAGACCTTGCTTATCGCACTTATACACCAGACTTTGTGCTGTGCAATGGTATCATTATCGAAACGAAAGGCATGTTTACTGCAGCAGATAGGCGCAAACACCTAGCAATTAAGAAGCAGCATCCGAAACTAGATATCCGCTTTGTCTTTGAGAATAGTAGACGCAAGCTACGTAAAGGTGCCAAGTCAACGTACGCAGAATGGTGTATCAAGTATGGCTTCAAATACTATGACCGCATCATACCAGAGGATTGGTTGAAAGAGAAAGGCAGGAACAAGCACCCGAAGTTTATCAAGTTCAATGGAAGCAAAGTGAAAAGGAGATAGTTATGGAACACATGTCGTTTGAAGATGAAGACTTCATAATTAGAATACGCCCCGGTTTAGATGGGGTTGAGTGGACAGGTGAGATAGATATATCTATCATAGCACAGGCTACTAACCCACTTGATGATGAGGGCTATGGGCAGTTAATGCACTTCTGTAAAATGATGTGTTCGACTGTTCCTATAATGGAACAACAGGAATCCATAAGGAACTTAGTTCATAATTATGTTTTAGAAGTTGTTGACAAAGACAACGAAGAAGTGTTAGAAGATGATGAGATAGTTATCACTAAAGAAGATGGTAATGTCATACATCTAAGTTTTGGAAGCAAGACTAAAGGGAGTGCATAATGCGACACGAAGAGTTTATGAAGCAAGCTGCTTTGAAAGCAGACGAGGCCGGGGCGGCTTTTAAAGACATGGTAAACAGTCCTCCCCACTATAATAAGTCTGGCATTGAATGTATTGATGCCATTCAAGCTGCTACAGGTGACGGCTATGAGTATTATCTACAGGGAAACATTATGAAGTACCTGTGGCGTTATCGCTACAAGAATGGCACTGAAGACTTGAACAAGGCTAAGTGGTATCTTGAGAAGCTGATAGAGGAAGTAGAGGGCTGCTATGATAAGTAATATATTTGTGCTTGTTATAAGCATTTGGGGCTTTGACGGTGACGAGTGGCTTTACGTGGGAAATCAAATTGTGTTAAATCAAGACATGACAGAACAACAATGTCACGAGATGGCAGACAACTGGTCTTGGTGGGAAACAAATGAGTATTACAGGTTTTCCATTGAGTGTCACTCAAAAGGTGATGAGACATGAAAAGAGTTAAAGTCTTCATTACAATTGAAATAGACCCTGAAGAATATCCTGTACCTGCGGATGAAGATGTTGGCGCAGAGATAGAGGACGGCATACGAGAATATTTCTACGATGTGGAAGGAG